CCTCGGCCTGCGGGGAGTGCCAGATGCCGGTCGTGTTGACCGGGGCGCCGGCGGGCGGGGTGACCGTGATGGCCACCCCGTGCGCCGCGAGGTTCACCCGCTGCATCAGCGCCTGCTGGGCGAGCGTCGGCATGATACCTTCGCCGCCTACGTGGTCGTGTAGTAGCCGACCACGATGTAGTCGATCGATGTGGCCGTATCGAGTACGCCTCCAGCACAGTAGGCGAGCAGCGCCTTGTTCGCGACCGCCGTCATTCCCCCCGAGGTCATCCCCGTCACAACCGGCGTGCCGGTCACGAGGTTGTGCCAGACGCCATTGGTGAGGTCGGCCTGCACGTGGCTCAGGAAAATCGCCCCGCCGTCCTCCTGGACGCCCACCGTCGTGGCGGTTCCCACGTTGCCATTCGACCGCATCGCGATCGATAACACCTGGAACCGCTTTCCGGCCACGGCGGGAACCACGGCCGTCACACCGGCGTTCACCTGGGCCGTGGTCACGTTCGTCCGATACACGAGCGGGGTGCCGGCAACTGCCGCGTCAATCTGCGCGGCCGTCGCCGTGATGAGCCCGAGCTGAACGGCTTCCGCTGCCGAGATCCCAGCCCCCGCCAGGGCATTGAGTTCGGCAGGCGTCGCCGTCACCGCCACTTCGGCGCCCGTCGCGCCGATCGCGAGGGAGGTGGCCTTGACCGCGCCGATGTTCTGGTTGACGTCCGCCACCTGGACCTTGCTGGCCACCGGCGTGCCGCCCGTGCCGGCGCCCGTCAGGAGCGCGAGCTCGGTGGCATTGGGCGTCGCGGCTGCGAGCTTCTCCGCATACCACACGCCAGCAGCCGTGCACACGAACGCCACGGCTCGTGCGGGCCCCATCGTGAACACGACCCCAGCCCCAGCGCCGTTGATGTTCTCCGTGCCGGCCGGAAACACCGGGAGCACTTTGTTCGCCACCGTGTTGACGACCACGATGGTTTCCCCAGCCACCCCGACCGGTAGCACGACGCAGGTCGTGTTGTCTGCCCCCGTGACCAGGTTGATGTCCTTCGTGAGTGCGGCGCCGTCGCTGGCGTCCGCCCCGATTGCGGCAACGACCGCCGTCGCCCGGGGGATGCCCTGCGCGGCCGTCCGGGTCACCACCTTGCTGGCCGTGATCGAGCCCGCCGTGGCGCCATTGAGCAACCCCAGCTCGGTGGTGTCGAGCCCGATGCCTTCGGCGGTGGCCCCGGCCGACCCGTTCAGCCGCACGTTACCGGTCGAGGAGGGATTGGCCGCGATGGCCGTCGCCACCCCGATCAGCTTGCCCTGCGTGGAATCGCTGTCGCAGCGCTTGTTGTTGTCGTCCCAATAGATCTTGTCGCCGACCGCCCAGGCCTGGGCACTCGTCTTGGCGAGCGTCCACACGCCGTCGACCTGGAACTCACCTTCGACGTTGATCAGCACGGTCTGGAGCGCGACGCCGAAGATGGATCCCACGAGAGCGCCCTGGCCGGTGGTCCGGTTGTAGGGGGCCGTCAGCGTGAGGATCTTGCCGGGCTGCACGTAGTTGCCTGCCATATGTCACTCCTTGCGGCGATTGAGGCCCGCCGTGGCCGGGGAACCGGTGTCAACACTGTCGGGCGGCCCGGTTCACCAGCACCGCCCGTTAGGTTGGTGTGCGCCCGATTACTGGCCCGCGTTCGTGATGGCCCCGCGGTAGTCGACGTCCTTCACGCCGTAGTCGAACCGCACCTTCATCTCGGCGCCATCGACGTCCCAGCCATCCTTCGTTTCGAGCACCGGCGAGGTCTGTCCCTCGAGGAACGCGACCTCGAGGACCGGCGCGATGCTCGGATCGGCGAAGAGATACCGCCGCGGCGTGGTCACCCGCGGCGAGCCGACGATGTCGCGGAACAGGCCGTTCGCGATGTTCGGCCGCTGCAGCTTGCCCGTGGTGTCGGGGTCATACTGGGCCGCGTTGATGACCCTGGCCGTGCCTTCGATCTCGACCGCCGTGACCAGGACCGCCGGCCGCAGGTCGAGGTACTCATTGCCCCACGGATCCTTCTGCTTCGCCATCGCCACGCGATCGAGGTCGAGCGCGGCCGCCGAAATGGCCGCACCCGTCGTGACGTTGCCGCGGGCCGTGTTGTCGAAGAGTGGCGAGAGGTCGGTCTGCGTCGGCCCGAGGCCCGCATTCAGCGCGAGCAGCGCGTAGACGTCGACTTCGACGGAGAGGCCCGCCGCTCGACCGAGCATCGACAAGAGGCGCGTGAACGCGCCCATGTCGTCGTTGATGATCATCTGGCGTGAGACGGTGATGATGTTGCCCTTCGTGGACGCGGTGATCGTCGCCTTCTCGGCGTCGCTGATCACCTTGTGCTTGAACTCGCCCAACTCATTCAGCGCATCGAGCGCGCCGAAGCTGCCCATCCGGTACCGGTTGTGCGCCCGGAAATCCGAGACGGTGCTCGTCGCACAGAACCGACGCCACGTATCGGGCTGCGTGGCGTACGCCGCCTGCAGCACCTTGTGCATCGTGTTCTCGAGCAGGGTGGCGAAGTCACTGGTCGACTGCGTGATGTCCCGGCGCATGAACGCCTCCGAGACGATCCGCATCTTGTTCAACCCGCGGATCGACCGGCCGGAGCGCGTCAGGGTGTCCCGCGCCAGGTCGACGAGGGTGAACCCGCGGAACTCGCCGGGGTCGATCGTGGCGACGTCGGCCTTGGTCGCCCGCGCGACGAGCTCGGCGACGCCGCCCTTGACGAGCAGCCAGTTCATGGCCCCGTGCAACCACTTATCACGCGCGTCTTCGCCCACCGCGAGCTGCGAGCGCGTCTCCGGCTGCTCGGCGTGCTCCTTCTGGGCGAGCTTGGTGAAGATCTCCGCGCGCGCCTGGTCCAGCGAGAGGTTTCGCTTGACCATCTCCTCGGCCACGGTCGGCTCGAGTTTGGCGAGATGCACGGCATGCTGGATGCCGGTGATTCGCTCCCGCTCCAAGGTTGTGGCGGCAGCACGAACGGCGGCATCGTCGGCAGGCGGCATCTGGGCAGGCGCGGAGCTCGCGGCCTTGTCGATTGCCTCGATCTCCGCCATCTTCGCGTCGAAGGCCTGACGCGTCGCGTCGTCCTTGAAGCTGCCGTCCGCGCTCCGCAACGCCTCGGCTTCTCTCAGGAGCTGTGCGCGCTTCTCAGCGACCGGAGCCGCCAGCGGCGGGATTGCCAGAAGTACTTCCGCGCTGCCCGTCTGCTGGGCGATGAGCAAGAGGGTCAGGATCAGACAGGCCGTGGCGAGCACCTGCGGTGTCCACAGCCGGGAGAACCAGGCCCGCAGGCTCTCGGCGGCATGTCGAACCGCCCCGCTGGTGCGCCGGCGCCAGGGCTCGACCTTCAAGGTCCCGACATTCCAGGCGCAGATTTTGTACACGTTCGTCGGCATCGCCGCGATCGCGGCGACCAGCGCCACGAGAAACGACACAGGCATGATCGTCTTCATGATCTCCAACCCCTTTCAGTTAGCCTCTGGCGCGAGCGAGACAGAGACGCCGCCCGCGGTCTGCATCAGACACGTTCACGTCTGCGGCGCCACACGGTGCCGCCCCGCTGATAATCACGCAGGGATTCGTGTCGCTCTTGTCGCCGGCCCGTACCCGCGCGCCCGTGTCGGCAGGCATCGGCACCATCGAGATTTCGTAGGGTTCCCAATCCACCGCCGTGCGCACGGGCAACGCGTTCTTGTCGCCGTTCGTCTCCTCGACGAACTTGTGCACGCGGTAGCCGACACTCACGTTCTGGATGATCCGATCGCGCACGTCCTGCCAGATCGGCTCGACCGCCTCACGCTTCGAGAAGCGGACCGTCGCCAGGGCCTTCTTGCCCTCAAGGCGTGCACTGTCCGGCACGACGGTGCCGAGAATGTCGCCAACCGAGAACGCGCTATGCGCGTCGAGCAGCGGCGCCCCGGCGTTCAGACGCTTCAATCTGACCGCGGTGGGGTCAAGCGACAGCACTTCGCGGTAGCGCTTGCCGGTCCAGTAGTCGATCCGATCCACCGGCACCCCGGTCGAGAAGACCAGGTCGACGGTGTGTTGCTCTTCGTTGATCGAACGGACATCGGCACGGACACAGAGCGGCGGCAGATCGACGGTTTGAGGATTCACGACCGCAGGGTCGCGCAAACGCCTGCAGTAAGGGAAGGGGGTAGCCCGACGCCTGTCTATCGTTGTCCTCGGTTGTCTACGGCTGTCCTGTCCTACTCGACGGGTTTTCCGTAGCGGCGAGCGTCTGACGTGCGGATCCGAATCTGGCCACCCGGCAGCTTGAATGCGCGGAGTGCACCCTTGTGGATGTCCCGGTAGATCGTCCGCACGTGGACGCCCCAGTAGTCCGCGAGGCGGGCCGGGGAGATGTTTGGGCCGACATTCTGATCAGCGGTCTCGATTCGATGATCGAGCGAGGCCGGCGTGACCTGCATGTTCTGGGCGGCACGCACGATCACGCGGCGCCTCCTCCGGCCGTCGCCGCCGGTGCGGACGCGCGCGACCCGTCCTGCGCCTGGCCGGCCTCAGTCATGTGCCGCGGGTCAGAGTCGAGCACGATCCCGGCTGCGTCGAGTTTCTTGTTCCATTCCCGGATCTCGGCCAGGACGGCCTCGGGGTCATAGCCCCGTTCACGCACCATCTCGGGCCACGTGATGGCGCCAATCCGCATGTTCCGTTTATACGCGAGCCCTTCCTTATCCGGCTCAATCATCGGCATCGGCGGGCACGTCCAGGTAGCGGCCGGCGGGGCGGGCAGGCCGAGCATAATCTGGACAGCTTCCATCGCCCAGCCCCACACCGGCTGACAGAATTGCGGGATCATCAGGCGGTAACGCCAGTCGTAGACGTTGTCGTAGTGCTCGAGCCGCGCCATCCGCGCGGAGCTAAAGTTGACGTTGCTGTAGTCGCCCACATAATCCTCGTAGGACAACCCCAGCCCCTTCGCGATCTTGCGCTGCTCCACCGCCATGAAGGACTCGTAATCGGTGACGCTCGGCGGCTGCACGACTTCTACCGTACGGCCGGCCGGTATGTTCAGGACCGCGCCCGGCGACAGGGTGTCCGTCCCTGGATTCTCGGTGTCGTCCGCGGTTCCGAGCGGCGCCCCGGTGCCATCGACATCGCTGGTGATCACCGCGAGGCATGCGGCGATCTTCTGCTTCATCAGCGTGGCATCACCGTACTCGTCGAGATCCTTCGCGGGCAGAATGATCGGCGCGAACCACGAGACCGCACGCACCTGACCAGCCCGGTCACGCTGGTAGACGTGCTGGATCTCACTCGCGGGGATCCGCCGCGCCGGCGACAAGATCGTGGCCGTGGACGTCAGCGAGGAGCCGGGATGCGAGGGATAGAGCCAGTACGCGACGCGATTCCCGAGCGGATCGAATTCGATGCCCTGGATAATCATGCCGCCGCCCGGCAGCGCTTGTGATTTGTTGGTGTCGAGAAAGTCCGGTTCCAGCACCTGGAGCTGCACCGGAATTGGGTAGCCGTCTTCGAGCCGGCGTCGACGTCGCCGGACCAGCATCTCCCCGCTTTCCGCCACCCCGCGCATCACGAGTTTCTGGAGTCCGTAGAAATCGTCGCGGCCATCGGCATCGCAAGCCGTCGATTCCGCCCAGGCCTTCCAGAGAGCCATGACGCCCGCGTCCAGCGTCTTGGCAACAATGCCCCACCCTACGGCGTGATTCGCGATCGTGCGGAGTGCCTGCCCCATCTGGCCGTTGTTGCGGACCAGGTCGTGCGCCAGGTCCCGCACGAGGCTGAGGGCAAGGGTGTTGACGGAGTTGGCGTCTCCGATGGTGCGATTCCAGCCGCTCGTGCGCCGGCCGATTGCGGCCGCCTCGTAGTGGCGCATGACCAAATCGGCGGCGACGCGCGCCCGCGTGCGCTGCAGGTACCAGCGCGGCGCGACGGTTCTCAGCGTGCGGTCGATCCAGGTCTGCTGAAGGGGCGGCATCGTCACACCCCCTTGCTCGTCGCGGCGTACCGCGTCCGGGTCTGTCCTGCCGCCGTCGTGATCGAGGCCTGCATCACCGCACGGAGCGTCAGGAGTTCATCAAGATCGCGGAAGGTGGTCGACTGATCGCCGCTGCTGGTGGCTTTGGCCGTGCGGATGGCCGCGATCTCCGCATCCAGGGCGTCGATGTCGGCCTGGGTGTATGCCATCGTGAAGTCTACGATACCGCTCAGCTCCGCACTCTGGAGGGGTTTATGGACGCCTGGCCGCTATATGTAGCGGATTTCTTCGGATCGACGGTGCGCTCGGCCGTCAGGAAAACTTCACCGCAGTCGAGGCACCGACGCCGACGATAGAACAGGTCGCCATGGAGTTCGCACCCGACGACCCGGCTGCACCTGCTGCCACACGAGGGACACGGTGTCTTCGGTCTCATCGTCGGCCTCTCAGCCAGCCGTGTGGGCGGGGCGGAATCCAGGGTGGTTTCGTCGGGGTGGCCGGCGGTGGAGCTGGGGCCACAGGCTTGGCGAGCCGAGCAACCATCGCCGCGAAGTCTGGACGCAGCAGTCTGAGGGCCGCGAGCGCATAGACGCTGCAGTCGAGCGTCTCGTTGCGGGTTCGGATCTTCTTCCAGACTTTCCGCGGGATGCCGGAGTGAAACTTTGTGACGAGCCGTTCGGCGGTCAATTCGTCGACGAACCCTTGGTCGAGCCAGTCCGCCTGCGGGAGGTGCACCCCGCCCGGCCCACTGGCGATCGGCAACCGGTCCATCCAGAGCTTCTTCGCCGCGTCCACGCCAATTGTGTAGAGCGGGACTTTCCGTCGCTGTCGGCCCCACCGCTTCGGCGACGACGAGGACACGATGGGGCGATCGCCATCGCGTCCGATAATCGCGTACACGCGGCGTGCCCTCTGGCGCAGCGCGTAGTCATAGACGGCCGTCGTGCGGTGGCCCCCCGAATCGATACACGCCGCTTCGATCGGCAGCGCGGCGCCGCTCGTGTGGCGATACCTCCGCTCCAGCGCCGCGTCGAGGTCGGCCCAGGCGGCCGGCTGAGACGTATCCCCTGGGATGCTCCGGCGGTCCACGATCCACGACTCTTCATCCGGGGCCCAGCTGACCACCAGGAGCTCGAGCCGATCGTCCTGCACGTCGATCCCGGCCGTCAGGCAGCACGCCCCGAGCGGCACCTCGGCGGCATACGGCTCGCACCGCCGCAACAGTCCGTCCGACGCCAACCCTTCTCCGGTCTCAGGTTCGAGCGGTTCTCCGAGCGTCGTATTCTGCCAGGTGTGCATCGGCCCGTTGTCGCCGGCCTTCTGGGCGGCGCGCGCGCGAAGGAACGCCGTCACGATGTCGGCCAGCGATGAGAAGGGCGACATTGCCTCCCACAAATGGAATGACACCACAGTCCGCTCGGCCCGACCGGGATTCTGCGGGACCCACTCCCCCTGATCGAGCGCCGCGACGCGTTCGGCATCGTCCAGACCATAGTCGCAGTGCGGACAATGCAGCCGCGCCGTACTCGGGTCCTCGTTCTTCCATCGCACATCGCGCCAGCGAAACGCGAACAGGACACCGCACCCAGGACACGGCACCTGGAAGGAGCGCTCGTCCCCGCGATGGAACCACGCGTCGATCGGTGCGCCCTTCAATGTCGGCGTCGAGGGCATGAGAATCCGCCGACGGCCCCGAAACGCCATCGTGCGCTTCATCGCGACCTCGATCGTCGCGCCCTCGCCAGGGAGTTCGGCCGGATAGCGGTCGACCTCGTCCAAAACCAGCAGTCGCACCGACCGCGCCGCGAGCGACGCGGCAGAGTTCGCGCCGGCGATTGACAGCGACCCACCCCGGAACGTCTTCGCCAGAATCGTGTTCGAGGCGTCCTTCTTGCGTCGCGCCGCGAAGAGGTCACGGAGGATGGGAGTCGCGGCAATCAACGGGTCGAGCCGGTTCCGTGAGAAGTCCTCGGCCATTGGCGTCACGGTCGGCTGGACAATCAGAATCGGGCAGGGGTCGTGCGCCACGTGGTACGCGATGGTGGCGAGTGCCACGCTGGTCTTGCCGACCTGCGCGCTCGAGCGCACGACCACAATTTCAACGCCCGGTTCGAGGAGCGCATCGAGGATGCCGCGCTGGTACGGCGCGAAGTCGGTCCGCCACCGTGCACCGGCGCGCGGACCGGAGGTCACGACCAGTTCACGATCCGCGAACTCGCTGATGGTCAGTCGCGGCGGCGGCGCCCATCGCGCACGATAGCGCGTCAGAACCTCTTGAACGGGCTCACTGCAGGCGACGCTCAACATGCCTTCGGTCTCCGACGGGACTTCCGCGTCGGCCTCACGGCGAGCTCGGTCAGTACTTCATCGACCATCTGGCGAATGGCGTGCTCGGCACCGGCAACGCCGTCCTGTGTGGCGGCCCGGCAGAGCCGGTCCGCGTAGGCCTGCGGCAGAGCTAAGAGCATGGCGCGCACCGCAGTCTGTTCCGCGCTCCAGACGCGCTCGACTTCCTCGGCCGGCAGGAGTGTCTTGGCCCTCACTGCATACGTCTGTTCGACCAACAACGCCTGCGCAAGTTCCCGGCGCGCGCGCTCTTTGAACAGCCCCCCGGGGGCATCGGCAACGCCATGATCTTGGTGGGCCGTGCGCCAGGCCCGGCATTTCGCCACGTCGTACCGCGATGGCCGGCCACCCCGCCCACGCTCGGCCACCGGCATGCCCTCACCCACCCACTTGCCGATGGAATCACGATGGCAGGAGAGAGCCGACGCAAGTTCTTGACGCGTAAGGAGTCCGGTTGATCGTGAGCTTCCTGAGTGAGCCACAGATTTCGCGCTACGGCTTGGACTAGCACCTACACTGCTCAATGCTCAATGGCCTTAATGTCCGCTAGAGTCTGGAGGTTTTCTGCGCCTCGTTGACCCGCTCTGGGTGGGTCGCCGGAAGAACCTATGGCGCCCCCCCCCTCCTCTCATGGTGGAGCAGATCACTGCGCTGGTTGCGTTGGGTGCGCCGGCAGGTTCTGACCTCCTGGCGGCGCGGTGAAACATGGAACTGCCATCACGGGTTCATCCCCGACGGCCGTCAATCTCTTGGTGTCGAACCAGCGCAAGTCTGGTTGCTTCCCATCCTTGTCCACCGGCGGCGTCACGATCGCCTGGACACAGCCATACAGGTCAAACGAGATTGACGTGACCACGCCCTTGGTCCCGGTGATGACGTCGCGGGCGGTGAACCCCAACAACTTCAGATGCTCTTTCATTGTCCCTTCTCCTTCTTAGTTGGCCGATTTGCCTGCAGTCAGCGCCTGGTCCCTTCAGTTACGACGATTGGAGATCTGTCGGTAATCACGCCCATCTCGCGCAAGCGCGCCAAGCCGGTCAAGAACCGCCCTCCATTGGGATGAATGCCGAGACGCTCCGCGATCTGTTGACGGCTCAACGCCTGTTGTGCCTGCAGCAGAACTTCGAGCGTCCGCTTCTGCGTGCCGTCTTTGATTGCATCAAGGACCGCGTCTGACCCGGTTGGCCACTCACGCGCGGCGGCGCGACCTTTCTCGGTCAACGACCAGCCGTCCAGATAGCCCATGTCGCGGAGACGCGCGAGGCCGGTCAGATAGCGCCCGCCATTCGGGTGAATACCCATCCAGCGCGCCACCGCTTCACGCCGCACGTCGATGCCGCGGACGTTCAACATGGCGATCGCGTCAAGGGTGCGCTGCTGGGTGCCGTCAAGATGTCCGTCGTGAGCAGACGGGGCACCGTGCGGCTTTACCTCGTGCCTGGTTTCGGAAGCCGCACGGATTGGCGGTACGGCATGACCCGGACCGTGCCCCTTGGGTAATCCCGGTTGTTGTGAGAGTGCCTGCAGTTTCGCGAGGATCTTCTGGAAACTAACTGCTTCAAGGATGCGTGTGAGTTCCTCTGTCCACGCCTGATCCTGATCGGTAAAGGTCTGCATCGCGCTTTCGACGGCTGCTCCGATTTGCCCAATGAGTCGATCAGCGCGCTCCGCTCTGTTTTCGCTGAGTTTTGCGGCGAGCTCAGACAGTCGACCGTGCAGCCTGTCGAGCAGCGCGCGATCAGCGTCGGTCAACATCGACTTCGGCGTATATCTCGGCATATCTTGAGATATGCCAGCTTCCAACTTCTTCAGCCGCTTGTCTTTCTCGGCCAGTTGTCGCCGCAATTCGCGCGGGTCGTCCGCCTTGGCTCGCTCGATCGTCGCTGCCATCTGTCGCTTCAGCGCCTCGAGGTCGACGTCGGCTGCATGCTTGGGCTCGACGGGCTTCTCGCCTGGCTTCGGGGTCGCGCCAGAGTCGAACGTTTCGATCGGCAAGACATGCACCCGTTTGAAGATCCCCTCAACGGTCGGCCAGCCCGGAGACCAGAACCAGGCGTCTCCAACGGGCAACGCCGGCAGCGAGTCCATGAGCGTCTTCCGCTGCTCCGGCTCGCCGTGGACCTGAATCCAAGCGTCCATCGCGGCCAGATCCTGCGGCGCGATCGTCCGAAGCGCCACGAGCATTTGTGCCTGCGTCAGGACGTTCTTGTTCAGCACGGCCGATCGCTGGGTGACGAGCACGCACCCGATCCCGCGCTGACCCCCTCGGCGCACGATGTCTTCGGCGGCGCCCAGCATCCGCTCTTCGCCCTTCTGCGGCTTCTGCGGCGCGATGGAGTCAGCCTCGTCGATGACCAGCATCATCGGCGTGCGATAGATCTCACGAGCCTTAAGCCGATAGAGGTTCTCGAGGAATGCCGTCATAAATGTCGCGACCTCGTGCTTCCGAAAGAGCGAGAGATCGAGCAAGACGCTGACCTCCTCCTCAACCACGAGTTTCGCGACGACTTCCCCGCCGCCCGGCTCGAGGGGCACGTCGCCGCGCTCGCCGCCGAGAATAACGATCGGGAGACCCGGGCCTTTGCCGTCGGCCGCCGAGCGCATGCCCCATTGATCGCCCTTTGGGTCGGCGAGGACCACCTGCTGCCCCGCTTTGAAGAGCTGCTCGACCAGGCGCCGCATGGCGTAGCTCTTGCCAGCGCGCCGCTTTGCCAGGATAGCGATCGTCTGCGTCACCGTCTCGAGCGGCAGTGCGAGGTCGGCGGCGATCTTCAGTTTCACTGCCCATCCCTCCGCGCCGGATCTGTCATCAGCTTGTGAAACCGCGCGAGGAATAGATCCTTCACGGCGGCGATCGGCCAGGGCGTGACCGCGAACGACATCGGCTTGCCTCCCAAGCACGACCACCACGCCGGATCCGGCAGTAGATCGCGCATCTCGGTCACCAGCATCCGCCGATCGGCCACATGCACGCTTGCGGGCACCGGCCCGGCAAGCCCGAACCGCTCGTAGATCCGAGTCTGGAGTTCCGACTCGTGCAGCCGGTAGCCGGCCATCCAAGGCGCCCGCTTGATGGGGCCGGCCACGTCAGACATGTACGCCTCTGAGGCATCGTGCAGGAGGCCCCAGAGCGCACTGCCTGGCTCGATCGACTCGCAGACCTGGGACACATGGAGCGAGTGCTGGGCGACCGAGTAGTGTTCGCGCACGGCGCCACAAAACCTGCAAATCAGGCTGAGGTGATGGCTCAGATCCTCGATGCAGATGTCTTCGACCCGCGGAGCGGTCGGATAGAACAGCGTGCCGCTGTGCGTCTGAATCCACCCCCCGGCCGGTGCGTCCATGGTCATTCCCCGATCTCGGGCCCGTCTGAAGCCAAACGCTGGCCCACCAAGACCTGATCCCACGCCGTCACGCTCGCTCTTCTCCCAGGGTCTGATCGGCGACCTTGAACTTCGTCTTCGAGTTCCGCATCGCCTCTTCGTGCTCGACCAAGCGCGTTTTGAACTCCTCGCGCGATCCCGCGTTCACCCACCAACTCTCGCCTTTAGCCTTCGCTGACGACGTTGAGCCGACTCCGCACGATCCGCAGTACTGCTCCCCCCGTGGCGAAGGGACGAATTCCTTCCGACACTTCGGGTTCGCGCAAATCGGAAGGATGGCCGGCGCTGCGTCCTCTCTCGTCGCCACTGAGCCAGGGTCTGGCGCCGTCTCATCGCCCGAATGATCGATGCCCAGCTCTTCCGCATTCTCGCCTTCGAGGCTCGGAAACCCGCGTGCGGCGTCGTTCGCCCACTCGTCGTCGCCGTACGGTCGATCGTTTGGCCCGGCGCGCCGATCCGGCGCCGCTTCAAGGCGCCTCCTTCGCCGGCGACGTCACGGCCAGGATGATGCGCTCACCGGCCGAGGTGCTCGTCTTCCGGACCCCAAGCGTCTCCTGCAGCGTCTCGGTGAAGTAGGCGCTGATATGGAAGTGGTCGCGAAACGCCGCCGGCGTCACCTCCCGGTGCGTCGTAAGATACGCACGCACCGCGTCCTTGGACGGCAGATCCGATCGCCCATGGTTGTTGGCTGCGGCTGGGTGTTTCGCCGTCGGGGCCTTCAGATCTCGGGCCGATTTCTTGAGCGCCCACCGGGCGCCTGCTGCGGTTCCAGAGACGACGATTGTGCCGCTTGCGACGAGCACCTTCTTGGCCGCTTTCACGCGATCGGATGTCAGCCCGCAATCTCTCTTGATGACGCGGACCTTCACGTCTCGGCCCTCACGGGTCAGCAGGTCGACAATACGCGCCACGTCGTCGTTCGTCCTGCCGTCTCCGGTCACCCGGGGAGCGAGCGGGGCCGCCGCCTTCGTGGTCCGTAGCGCGCCTTTCGTCTCGCGCGCGACAGCCAGACCCTTGACGCCCAACATTTGCTCGACGCTGGCGATCACCATGTCGAGCTTGTGGAGCCGCTGGGCTGTCTCCTCACGATCCTTACGGGCGCTTTCAAGGACCACTGGCCAGTCCGCGCTCATGCTGTTACTCCGTCCGTCCGTCCGTCCGTCCGTCCGTCCGTCCGTTCACGTTTCATGCCGTTGCCTCCTTCTCATCCCTGGTGCCCTGCGCCGCGGGTCAACCGACGTCCCGCCGGCAACGTCGTCTCCCCACCGTCGGGGAGGAACCCCGTGCTCTGGACTGCGCCGGTCACCTTCAGAAAGTTCACTTCCACCTTCGCCGACTCAACGATGACCTTGGCCACCTCGGCGACCGCACGCGCCCGATCGAGATCCATCGGTTTCTCTTCGTCCTTCAGTGCCTCCAACGTCTCGAAGAGGTGATTACGCAGATCGTCGATCTTGTTCTTCACGGTCCTGCTTTCTCCGAATCTGGCGATGGAGCGCGCCGAGTAATTGAATTGTTTTGTCGAGCGCTGGCGGCAGGTTATGTATCGAATTGCGCTTCATCAGTTCGCGGCGGCTGACGAGCTCGAGGTTCTCGAGTTGGACGTGGGTCCGGTCCCCGTCCTTGAATCTCAGCGCATGCCCTGGCCGAACGGGACCATGCGCCGCCGTCCAGAGCAACACATGTTCCTGCTTCCAGTTCACCGTCCAGGGCACGGCTAAGACGTCGGAGACCTTCCGGTACAGGTAGCCATCGCACAGGCGCGTGGCGCCGACCGGCATCCAGTGCTCGGCGGATTTGCCTGAGCGCGTCCCGGGCTTGAATTGCGTCTCCTTCATGCGGCCGGGCCCGTAGCCAGGCCGGCGAAGTCCCTTATTCACCGGCACGTGGCCCTTCCGGAATCTGAACCGGGCGCCGACGTTGTCGCCGCGGCGCAGTCGACAGGCCGCTGGACTCAGGAGGTATGCAGCAGACTTCTTCACGCCTAACTTCTCCGCGCGGCCGTAGATCGCTTCCGTCGTGCGACGCAAGGCGCGGGCCACCGCGGCCGTGGGCTCATGCGGATACCGCGCCTTGAGCTCGCGCTCTTCCGATCGATTCCAGAGCCGCTTCCCGGCTCGAAACCGATCGCCCGATGTAACCGTCCAGTGCCTGCCCATCGTTCACGCCTTCGCCGGCTTCTTCCCCTTCTTGACTGCAGACGTCTGCGCTTTCCGTCCAGGCTTCGTGGCCCCGAGCGGGCGTGCTTCGTTCTTCGGCGGCGTGGCCAATTTGGCAGCCTTCGTGCCGGCCGACTTCGTCTTCGGCGCACAAGACGAGCAGAGCGTCTTGGTCGCGTCCACCCAGGCGCACCCGTGCTTGCAGGCGTGATCGTCCGTGCACCCACACTTGCGGCAGGTGCCGGCCTTGGTCTTCTCCGGCTTCGCCTGGGCCTTCAGGATCGCCGCGACGTCCACGCCGAGCGGCTGCGCGAGCTTGGGGAGTTTCTGCTGCCCGTTGTATTCGTGTGCTTCGGCGGACAGAACCGTCAGCGCCGCCAGGCGGAGAATGTCGTCCGCCGTCTTCCCTGCTGAGAAGGCGGCCTTGGCACTTCTCAGCGCAGCGCCGGTGTAGTCGTTGCAGGCCTTCAGTACGAGGCCGGCGAGGTCCGGCAGCTTGGCGGTCTTCACTTTCACCGCGAGCGCTTGCAGCAGCGCCGGGATGGCCTTGACCCAGGCGTTCCGCTCAGCCTCTTCGCGCTCGTGTTGCTTGCGCCAGCGCTCCTGTTGCTCTTTGTAGCTGTCGTCGCGGCCGGACGATCCGTTCTTCCCGGCGTGCTTCTGCTGGCGCTCGCGGTCCTGGCGCTCCTCCTTCCAGTGGACGTCGCAGTCCTTGTTGACGCAGACCTCGAAGGCCTGACCATACTCGGGCCCCACGACCACGACACCGAGGACCGCCCGATCGCAGCTTGGTGAGTCCTTGTCGCTCCCGTCGGCCCGCTTCCATGAGCTGCAGCAATAGGTCCGCTCGTGGTTCTCCGGCTTTGCGTCCGGATGCACGTAACTGTCGTGCGTGATTGGGATGACCTTCTTGCCGCGCCCGGGCTGCGCGGCCGCCTGATCAACGCGCGCGGCGATGGGACCGAAATCGAGCGGCGCCGCGGCCGCAGCAGTCTTCGGGTCGAACCGCACATGCTCGGCGATGTGCCCCTCGAGCTCGCGGACTGACACCGCCTTCATGCCCGCATAGGGATCAACCTCGCCCTCACGTTTCTCGTCGTCCTCGTTCCACGTCAGGGTGCCCGTCTCGTGCTTGAACAGCGCGCCTTCCTCGGGATTGACGATGCCCTTCTGCTGCTCCGGCTTGAGCCGCGCCAGGAGGATGGCATGGCCCGCCGTGATGCGCTGCGCCTCGAGCAGTTCCTGCGCCTCGGGCACCAGGTCCAGCAGCTTCATGCGATCCCAGATGTACTTCCTCGAACGCCCGATCCGCTCGGCCAGCCGATCGAGGCTGTAGCCCATGTCGAGCAGCCGGCGATACCCGCCCGCTTCCTCGAGCGGGGTGATGTCGGCGCGCTGATTGTTTTCGGTGATGAGAATTTCCAGCGCCTGCTCGTCCGACAGCTCTCGCACCATGGTCGGCACGTCCGTGAGCTCGGCGAGTTTCGCGGCCCGGAAGCGCCGGCTGCCGGCGATGATCTCGAAATGCCCGTCCTGTGGGCGGACGACCAGCGGCTCGATGATGCCGACCGCCCGAATGCTGTCCGCGAGCTGCCCGATCTCCGTGGACTCGAGCGCGGGATTCCAATGCCTCCGCGGGTTCAGCGGGCATTCGCGGAGCGCCGCGAGCGACAGAATCCGAAAGCCTGCCCCTGAATGGGACGTGTTCGCTTCACTCATGTGCGCTGCTCCTTTTCGGTTTCATACAACCAGATCCCCTTCCCGCGCGCGTCAAGCACCTGCCCGGCCTTGCGCACGTATTGCCGGCGCTGCAGGATGCACAGCGCGCTGTTGACTTGCTGCCGCTCGAGCTCCAACAGCCGGGCTAACTGCGGCGCCGTGAAGCGCCCGCCGGCGCGCAGGTGCATCAGCACCGCCCCAGCCTGTCCCTCGCCGCGTTCGATCGTGACGCACGGGCCGCGGCGGCTCCGACGACCCGGGCTCTGCTCGCTGGGGGTGACCGTCGGAAACCGGCAATCCCTCGCGCTCAAGAGATCCTGGTTCCGCCCCTCGTGCACGCCCGTCCACCACGGCACCAGGTCCACGGCCGGGAGTCTCGCCTCTCGCAAGAGTCCTCCGCGCGTCATCGCACGGCCGTCCTTTCAGCGTCGGTGATTCGCTCGATGCGAATGATGGTCAGGTCGCGCCTATCCGGAGCGACCAATTCAGCAGGCAGTGGTTGATCCAGCCAGCGCCGGCTGTCGTCATAGATCAGCCCCAACCGCTTCAGCGCGTCGTTCACCGGTTTCGTGCTGAACCGCAAGTTCTCTTCGTCCCGAATAAAGTTACGGTTGCTCGGCACCACGCGAGTGACGAACACGCGCCGGCGTTCTCGAATCCGCTGGAGCTTCACCCGGCGCCGGCCGTGGCGGGCCGGCACAAGGGTCGCGCTCGCCACCAGGCTCCAGGTCGTGTGGCCCGCCGGCGCGTACGCTGAAATCAACAGCTCCCACGTGTTGGTCTCGCTGTGTCTCCGGCTCCAGTGGTGCCCCCGTGTCGCGTTCGGCGATTCCAGCCGCATCGGAACCCTGATCTCGAGGCACTCGGTCACGATGCGGTCTCCTCTTCCTCGACCGGTCCGCCCGACGGCCACAACTTCACTGCCTCCCGCATGGTTCGTGCGGCGGCCTCGAGGTTTCCCGCGGCGCGTTCCAGGATTCCGCGTTCTTCCGGAAGATTGATCACCGCGTTGACCGCAGCGGCGATCCTGTTCGGGCCCCGCCAACTGTTCAGCTCGACGCCTGTTGCCTTCTTGAACGCCTCGAGGACTTTCCTCTGCCGTTCCACGGTCTCTCGAAGCTCGCGCAACTCATAGCCGGCCTGCGTCTTCTCCAGTGCGGCCTTAACCCGCTCGTCAACCAGACGGTCCAGCTCCACGCGGGGCACGGTGGTCTCGCTGACCTTCCGCAGCATCGCGGCGGCGAAGGTGCGCTTCATCCTCGTCTTGTCACGGTCCGGAAACGGCTGCGCCAGCTTCACGGTCTTCAACTTGGAGCGATCCGGGTTCGCCACGTACAGACCCCACGGCTCAGGCAGTTCCTCGATCTTCACGACCTGATCTGACCCGGCCACCACCCACCACAGATCGCAATGCGCGGAGACCGCCTCGGCTTTCGCAGGGTTCTTCTTCTCGCGAAGCCAGTCGCGGCGGTCTTCCTTGAACTCGAAGCCCACCAGCGTGTGCCCGCGCGACGGCCAGATGCCGAGCGCCACCGCATCAGCAGTCCGACTCGCCTGAAATCCCGTTGTGTTCATGACCTCGAAGAACACGGCCCACTCGGGCGATGGATACGCTTGATTGACCAACCCCGCGAGCGTCACCGCGCGATCTCCCGCTCGTGCAGACGCATATCCGGGCAGGTGATACAAACCACGTCGGCTCGGCCGGCAATGCGGCTGGCCAGGCGATCGTCATCCTGCATGGCCGCGAGCTCGTCGAGAGTCTTGTTGGAGGTCCAGATCGTGCGCAGACCCGCGTCATACCGGGCCTCGTAGACCATGAACAGTGTCCGGCGGGTGTAGTCGCTTGCCCGATCGCGCTCCGCGCCCAGGTCGTCCATGACCACCATCGGCTCCTCGAACAGCCGGCGCTCGAGTCGCGCCACCACCGCCAGGGTCTCGGCATCGTCCGGATCCCGGGGCGGCTGGAGCTGGTAGAGCGCGAAGGGCACGTGCACGAAGAGTCCCGTCCGGGACGTGTCGTAGGCGGTGTTCAGGATGCTGCAGGCCAGACGCGTCTTCCCGCACCCGATCGGGCCGCTGATGAGCAGATCCCGGGTGCCGGCCAGGAAGCGCTTGGCGGCCACCAGGGCGACGGCGTTGCCGGGCAAGGTCCGATAATTCTCAAGCGTCGACGCTCGGAATTCGTGGGGTGTGCCCTCGGGCCACTTGCGCCGCTGATTAAGCCAGCACTCGCACCGGGTCACCAGACCAACTCCTGCAGGCGCCCAGCCCGTATCCCCACACCTGGCGCAGTCATACGCCAAGGCACTATCCGGCACGGTCCCCTCCTCTCGCCACCCCCGCGTATTTGCCCGGCTCCGGGGCTCCGGTCCGGCCGCCGAGCGGCGCCGGCAGGCGGGCCGACGCGGCTGTCGGGAACGCTGCCGCGACACGGACCCGCCAGAACTTCACGGGCTCTTCCGTCACCGCGTCCTCTTCCGGAATTGCCTGCATCGTCTGCTCGTAGAAGGCCCTGAGCCGTTCGTTGGCCACGGCCGGATCGCCGCCGAGAGCGCGGACGAACTCCCCGTGCAGGAACCCGGGCACGCACCGGCGGTAGGTGCCGCACCAGGCGTGGGTGAGATGCTCCCGCTGCAGACTCCCGACCATCAGCCCGGCCGTGGCGCCTCGCGCGCGCGGTGTGTGTGTCTCCGTACGTTCTTCGGGGACGGGACGGGACGGGACGGGGTTCGCGTTTGCTTCAAGCACACGCGAAGCACTTGCTTCGTTTCCTTGAAGCAAAGGCGAAGCACTTGCTTCATTATTTGCTTGGCTGTTTGCTTCCCGTTTGCTTCCCCCTTTGCTTCGGCGGACCTGACCCGACCGAATCCCGCCCAGGCGTCCAGACCCAGCTCTCTGGGTCCGCCGCTCCTTCGTCTCCTCGGCGCTGGGGTTGTAGGCCGCCCAATCGTGAACCTGGTAGCCGCCCTCGGCCTCGTGCCAGAGCGTGACCTTCACGAGGACGTCCGCCACCTCGAAGGGGTGCGGGTCGATGAAGGACTTCACGGCCTCGCGCGGGATGAACCCATCCGTCAGATGCTCGGCGGCGTAGCACATCCCCTGCAGCGCGACGTTGACCACGCGGGCGTGGCCGTATCGGCCGAGCTCGCCGGCAGCGACGAGCACCTTCGGGTGTCTCGGAAACTTGTCGTCGACCTTGACCCACACGGGGAGCCCCCTACGCGGCGACACGCGCCGGCTGAATCGCAGTGAACTGTGCCTGGAACCGGCGTGGCGTGAAGGCGCCGAGGTCGGGAATGCCCGGCTCGTGCACGAGCCAACTGCCGGGTGGCCACCGCCGGCCCTGCCGCGTGAACCCGCCGACTATCTGAATCGCCAGGACGATGACGTCAGGCTCGTCGTTCTTGGTGCAGCGCATGAGAGTCCTCCCGCGTCCGAGAAAAGGGCGCCACGCGCTCGCCAGGCACGTGCACGAGGCCGCCTTCGAGCTCTCGCCGGCGCCGCTCGAGCGCGTCCGCGATCGCCTTCCGCTTGGCGTTCGTGCGATCGCGGAGTCCCTCGTCCATCTCATCCCAGAACACGCCCTCGACTCCATCGCGGATCGTTTGGCCGTGTTCGATGAGTCGATCTGGACGATACGTAAACCGGTTCTTGGCAATGAACACGTCCGCGACCTCTGCGTCGAGTCGCGTCTGCCGACAGGATGCCCATTGGAGGATCCAATAGATCCCAGCGACGACAGACCCGACCTCAAGCAGCGTTCTGTGATGAGCAACCGCCGCAGCGATGAGCGCGTTGATGACGCTCACGCCGCTTCCCTCGGCTCATGAGAGAACCGTGCCCGGCGCGCGTCCGCCTCCCGCTGTTCGCGTTCGAGTTGGGCAACGCGATGGAGCAGCCACCACAGGACGAGCGCGAAGATCGTCGCGGCGATACCGATGAGCCACCACATGGCACACCTCCTTCAGAAGGGAATGTCGTCGACGGTGAGTTCGCTCCCGGCCGGCTTCTGCTCAGGCTGCCGTGTGAGCGGTGCCGGCGCCGGTGCCGGCGTCATGGGCATGCGGAGTGATCCGGCGGCCGGCTTGATCCGGAGACACTCCACCGGCTTGCCCGCAAAGGTTGTCTCCGCGGCGTACAACCGGCGCCGCTGTCCTTCCCATTCCTCCGTGATGGCCGTCCCCGTGATCTCGATGATCTTGTTGGCGTTTGTCTTGTTGAGGAGAAGCCCCTTGTGTTTGTTCCGGAAGAACAGGACGGCCTTCATCTCGCGGTCTTGGCCCACGGGCTGGAACTCCACCCGATCGATCGTGACAATCGGCTCCGTGCCCTGGAGGTCAGCCACCTTGAGGTACTTGCTCGGAAACGCCTCGTTGATGTTCATCCCGATCTCCTGTGCTTCAACCCGCCGCCTCGATTCGCTCCTGCCCTTCCACCGCCTGCGGCGCCGGCAACACGGTGCTCCCCAGGTTCAGGCGGCACTTCTCCGCGCGTACCGCAGCGGCCGGAAGATCGCATCGGCCACGGCCCATCCCTTTCGCAATCGAGCGGAGATGCTCTCCTCCGGCACTCCAGAGATTTCCGCCCATTCACAAATCAACCGGCGCGCACCGCGGCATTCCACCGTGGTGTTTGTCCGCTTGTTCCGACACTGTTCCTTCCAGGTTGCCCAGCGCACGTTGCCTGGTTCGTAGTTGCCGTCGTTGTCTGGGAAGCGGTCAAGAGAATGTCTCGGAGAAGGCTTCGGGCCGAGGTCTGACAGGAACGTCGAGAAGCTCGTCTCCCAGCGCTCGCAGACCCGGATACCACGGCCACCATAATTTCGGAAATTGACCGCTGTTCGGCGATGACATCGCTCTTTCATGGCCCTCCACGCTCGATATTCCGCGGTGCCTCCTGATCGGGCAGCCCCGCCAGTGACCGCGATCGTCGTGGCTCCGTGTGTCTTTGGCGTCCGGAGAACATCGGTGTGAAGGCACCCACAAGACCTGGTGTGGCCAGATCGCACGTCGTGTGTCGCGATCTCGATTTCTTGTCCACAATCACAGCGGAACAATCCGCGTCGCCGGTTCGAGCGCGATGGCTTCTCGGCGAGATAGACGAGACGTCCAAACCGCGAGAGCGGTTCAATCAAGATTCTGGGAGGCATGGTCGAATTCCAGGAGCGTTTGTCTAAGCGGCAATGGTGCGCGAACGGCGTATTCCCACAAACCCCGGCAAGGTTCCCCGCGATGGCGCTTCTCAACCTGAAACCGGCCGAACCGCGGGCGTCTCAAATGCCTCAGTTGCGCCGAGATGCTCGCGACCGGATCCCCCGTGGCGTGTCCGATCTCATCGAGCGTCCGCCAGTGCCCATCGCGCATGAGCTCGAAGACGCGCCGGATCTGTCCCGTCAGCCGGACGTCGTCGAGGCTCCGGACGTACTCGGCCCCGTCGAAACGCAAGGGCCCGGCCGGCAGGGCCCGGTCAGTTGTTGGCAACATGTCCGCGCCGGAACGCCCACGCCAGCATGGGCACCTGGTGATCCGTGAAGCCCTTCGCCTGCGCCTCGAGCACGCGTTCGGCGTAGCTCGCCGCGAGACGCGTCCAGAAGTAGGCGTGATCGGCACTCCGGTTTTCGAGCCGTCCGATGATGACCCGCCGGCCACACCGTTCCGCGAGTTCCCGATCAAGGGTGATGTTCACGTGCGTGCTCCTGTTGCTCGCGCCCGCGTGCCGTGGTGCTCCTAGACACCGCGGCCCCGCGAACGGAATTGCCCGCGTCCTTCCTTCAGGAACGGGCGCGAATCGTCAATCTCAGTTGCCCCGAATCTCCCCCGCTCGGGGCCACACGGAGGGGCGAAGCCGGCCGCGTGGTAGGGCACACCAGCCGACCCCGGGAGCGTGGTTGCGAGGGCGGGAGTCGAACCCGCTGCCTTCTGGTTATGAGCCAGACGAGCTCCCGTTGCTCCACCTCGCGTCAGCGTTCCTTCCGGTGCCGGCAGGGTCCATTCCGTCAGGTCCGGGAGAAACGTCAAAACCTGCCCGGACCGGCGCTTGAGCGCGACGGCGGCCACGACAGCGATGGAATGCCACCAGAAGGGATAGTTGCCGGTGTATTCATGAACGATGAGCGCGCGGCGGCCTTGTGACGATGAGAAGGCACGCACCGCCGCTTCCCGGTTCGTCGTGCATAGGACGGTGATGTGGTGGCGGCCCTGCACCGTGTAGATCGCTCTGTTGAAGATCCACCGAAAGCGTCCCGTGCTCATGCGATTTCCCGAATCACCAGCGTTCGCTCGACGGTGAACCGGCCCTGACAGACCGTCTGTGCCAGCACGATGAGCAGTTCTCGCCAGACCTCCGGTGGCCACGTCGCCACCATCTCGTGAAACCACAGCTTCTCTTTGCCGTCGATCTGCCGCGCGATCTGTGCCTCGCCATGATTGCCACACTGCTTCTGCAGATAGCCACTGCGGTCGATCGCGGCCTTGAGGATCTGCGCCGCCTTCTCAAGTTCCTTGAGATCCGGTTTCGCCTTCGCACACTTCGGTCTCTCAAGCGAATCGAGTAGATCGGCGCGGCGGTCAGCGGTTATCGTCGGACTCATGTCAGGCACGTCTCCGCTGCTGGCTCCGGTTAACAGGCAAGCCGACCGGGCGCGCCATGAACCGCTTGACGTATTCCTCGACGGCGATCCGCGCGTACAACGGACGCGACGTGTGGAGGTCGACTTCAGGAATGGGCCAGAGGCCGTGATGCTTCAGCCGGTAGTAGTGCCGAAGCGAGATCCCGAGTGCCGTGCAGGTTTCACGTATGGTGAGGACGAGACGTCGCGGGCTTTCGACCGCCGCTGCGACTTCCGCCGGAGTCAGGAGATCGTGGTTCATGACGCGATCTCCTCCTGAAACTGGGGGAACACTTCGTGTCGAGGCACGCCCAAGATTGCGGCGATCCGCGCTTGCACGTCCGGTGTCAGTTGAAGGAGGGCGCGTTCGGCCTTGCTGATGCTTTGCTGGCTGACTTGAGCCAGCCTACCCAGGTCGGCCTGCGTCATCGTGCGAGACCGGCGCAGGTTGTACAGGGGCGTTCGCTTCCGCATGACGGCGGAAGATTACGCCTCTCAACTTCCGGTGTCAAGCGTAGAATTACGCCCCACGCAGGATTTTGCTATCTATAGGCAGAATCGGCATTTATCGAATGGCTGAAGTGCTGTATAACGCGCGTGTGCCGCACGACTTCACGATTGGCGACGTCATTCGTAAGGCGCGTACCAGCCGACACTGGAGCCAGACTAAGCTCGGTTCGGAAGCTGCGCGCTTCGTTATCGACGAGACGGAAAAGCGAATCAACAAATCCACGGTCAGTAAGGTAGAGAAGGACCCGTACTCCAGTGAGCTGGGGACCATCTGGCGACTGATGGCCACGCTGGGGCTGAAGTTTACCGATGTCGAAAGGAAGGTCAGTACGCCGATTGTTGAGCGCGCCCAAGCGGGGGAAGCACCGCCGCCCGCCATCAAGCGTCGGCGGGCGGGAGACTAATTCTACTTTCTGAGCACTTCCCCTTCTGGGCGCCGTGCACGTGCGCGCTCCATCGACGGCGGTGTTATCCGAGATGGTGTCCACACTTCGCGTTGCATCAGGAGGATTCACAATGAGCACTTCGAGGGTTTCTCGGATCGTCGTATTGCTCGCGGTGTTCCTCGACGTTGCCAACGCTCATGCCCAGACGCTCTCCGAGAAACAAATCGACGAGGCCATCGCGTTCGGGAAGACGAAGAAATCAGCAATGGTCATGATCGGAGGCGGCGATGGAGGGTTCGGTATCGGGTTCCAGGGACCGTACGCACGCGTCGCCGCAAAGGCGGCAGAGGCGACGGAGAAGTACCTCCCGTTTGGCCGCGACCAGATTGACGACGAGCTGCTGTCGCCGCTCGTCAGTGTCACGGCATATCCAATGAAGCCGTCCTACGGTAGGTACACGGGCTGGACCGTGACAGGAGCCGCGAAGCATCTGGTCCTGCAAGTCAAGGCCAAGAAGGGCCAGCCCGCCACCGAGGCGATTCAGCCAACAAAGACCGAGACGTTCCCCGTCTCCTGGAGCAATGCTATGGGCGGCAAGTTTGAGAGTCAGGGGATTGCCGGCTGGTTTGCTGTTGAGGACATCCCGACTGAAGAATTCGATGTGGTTGTGGTGACTGGCGCTTCAGAATTCCGGTACTCCGTCAAACCCGATCGTCGGGCCAAGATCCGGTGACGGAAACAACCAAGGCTCGCCCGCTTCGCTTCCGCCCGAAGCCGCGCTCGCGGTGATGGTGCCCAGCGACACGCGCCTCGATCGCGGCATCTTCCGCACACCCCACGGCTACCGAATCGTGCTGCGCATCAACGGGCGGCTCTCGCGCAAACGGTTCCCTCCAACATGGACGCTCAAAGCTCTTCAAGACTGGCGTGATGACCACATCAAGCTCGCGCGATCGGCGCGACCGGCACGGGGGACTTTTGCGGAGGACGCTGCCGACTACCTTGCGGCCGTCAAAGCCATGACGAGCTACGGAGACCGCAAGCGCGACATCGAGAGCTGGGTGGCGGTGTTCGGCACGCGACCCCGTTGGAAGATTAAGCCGGCCGACGTCCGCACGGCGTTGCACGCCTGGCGATCGGGAGACCCAGAGGCGACGCCACCCGTTCGGCCCCTAGCGGCATCAACGGTGAATCACCGCCGCACCGCACTCGGCCATCTGTTTTCCGTGCTGGATGGACGCAGCGCCTTTAACCCAGCGCGCGAGGCGCCCATGTTCATCGAACCCGCGCCAACGAAGCGTGGCGTGCCGATTCGCCTCGCACTCGCGGCGATCCGCCGCGTGAAGGCGCGGCGCACCCGCGCACGTCTGTTGCTGTTGCTCTGGACTGGTATGCGGCCGTCCGAGTTGATGCGGCTCCAACCAGAAGACCTGGATCTCGACCAGGCGACCTGTTACGTGCGAACCGCGAAAGGAGGACCGCACCGGGTCATTCCGCTGAACCGCTCCGCGGTGAAGGCCGCGCGGCTGTTCGTCCGACGGGACGGATGGGGGAAGTTCTCGACGGCGACGATGCGCAAGATGTTGGTCGCCGGGTGCAAGATCGAGCCCGCGCTGCCGGCGCTTCGTGTCTACGATCTCCGGCACACATTCGCAACCGCGCTCGGCCAGAGCGCCGACCTGGCTGACGTCCAGGCGCACCTCGGCCATTCCTCGTCCAGGCTGACCAGGCGCTATGCGCCAGTCAGTCTTGAGAAGGTCCGTGCGGCAGCGGCGAAGGTAGGGCGTAAATAGAGGCGAAGAGTTCCCAGTGGGTGTTCCCACCGATGCCCTTCGCCCGTAAGTCGTTGATTTGGCGGGGCCGACGGGGCTCGAACCCGCGACCTCCGGCGTGACAGGCCGTTTCGGGGCCGAGCAAAACCCACGCCATTTCGTATTTTCCGAGGAAACTCTACGCCTCAGACTGTCAGGGGGCGCCAGAAATTGGCCCCATGACGGGCGAAAGTTCCCACGCGAGTTCCCTCCCCGGGACGACGCCAGGAAGCCCCGAATTCCTGGCAGGCTGGGCGCAGGCCGGGCCATCGGCGCCTTGGAGGCCGGTTAGGTGGCGGCGGTCGTTTCGGCCTTCTTTGAGGGCGGGGCGAACGTCTTCCCGCAGCACGGACAGAGCCAGCGGCGAGAGCCCTGGATGGGCTCCGGCCGCTGGGTTGTGGAGCAGTTCGGGCAATCGGGGAGATCTTCAGACCTGGTCGGCTTGGTCATGCGCTCAATCCCGGCGGTGGACTATTTCCAGCCGGGCGGTGAAAAGTAGTCCACCCTCTCAATCCCAGCCGCCATCGAGGGCACGTCGGAGCAGCTCGTTGGCCTGGCGCAGCGGACAATCTACGCATTTGGGCGGTGGCCATGCTTCCAGGCCCAGTGGCCGAACGTCCGTACGCCCGAGTACACGATCCCCCTGGTGGCTGGGTTGTCCTTCAGCACGCCCATCGCTTCGAGCAGGATGTCGTCGGCTTCCTTCCGGTTCGGGTAGCGTAGGCGCTCGACTATCTGCGGGGGTTGGCTCAGGTCGTTCGGTTGGATCGTGTACGTCCATGTGATCCCCCCGCCTTTGTAGAGGCGATCGTGGATGACGTACGCCTTCCCGGACTTCCCGACCGGGTTCACCAGCCAGCGGAGGGGCCGGGGAATTGATCCGAAATCGGTGATCTCTCCCGCCGGCACGTCGATGTGGTCCGGACCGCCCTCCGCACCAAGCTGGTAGGTAAACTCCTGCGTGACGCGCCAATGCTTGCCGTCGTCCAGTTTCTCGACAATCAGCGGGGTCGTGAAAGAGGACACGTCACTTCACCATGATCAACGCGTCGAGGATCCGGTCATCGCGCGCCGCGATCTTCGTCCGGAGCTTGCGAAACATGGACATCAGTGTGTCTCCTTCGTCTCGAGCCAGAGCACCCCGGCCAGGAATGCCGTCACGACCGCCAGGAGCCCGACGAGGCCGCCGAGCGAGAGCAGGACCTGGTGCCACATGGCCACCCTCCCTCACCGCGTCGCCTCCCAGATCTGCACCCGGGCGCCGTCGTAGATGCAGCGAACGGGTGCAAATCTGTTCGCCCAGGTGATGTCGCCCTTCTCGAGGCCGTACGCCAGCACGAACGCCCTCGATCCATTCGTCCAGGTCCGAACCTTCCCGCCCCGCCAAGTGAAGCCGTCCGTGGCACTACCAGGCCATGAGTCGTTGAGATACCGCCACGACGGGTCGCAGGGGATGTCGGACAAGTGCGCCCCGATCAGGTCGAGGCCAGGCGTGCCGTCGTCTTGTGAGGCAATCCGATGGTAGGTGTAGCCGGCGCCGATGAACGTCGCCGTCGCCGCGGCAGCCAGGGCCACCTCGGGGTCGTATTCCCGCTCGTAACGCCCGCCCCCCGGCAGCGGCACCCACTGTTGCGAGGCGTGGCCCATTGGCTCGTCAAGTACGCCGGCCAGGTTCGGGTTGACCTGGCGCGCGGCCGCCATCACGTCGTAGAAGCCTTCCAGATGGTCGACCCACCGCCGCAGCCGATTCGAGCCATCCGGCGCCGCCCCGCCTTTCCGCGAGGGGTGCAACACGAGGATGTTCGACCGGCCCGCCAGCCGGCGCGCGGCCGCAATCGTCTGTGCACTCGCGTCCAGGGTATCCCCATCGGGCGGGTCGTCGATGCTGAAGTCCCGGTGTCCCAGTCGTGACGCCAGCAACTCGGCCAGCGCGAGCAGCTCGGGGTCGTCGGTCCCGCTGAACCCGTTCTGCTTTCCTTCATTCGTCATCTGCCACACGATCTCCGGGCGACTCGAGAACCGATCAACTAACGTCAGGAGTGCCTCGCGCCGCTGGTTTGACGACAAGGGCTGTGCGTCCGGCAACACGACGAGCTCGGTGTAGATCCCGCCCTCCGCGTTTCGCCTCAGCACAAAGTCAATCGTGTCGAGATAGCCGGGCTGCGCGTGGTTCAGGTCGAACAGGTTGACCGCTCGCGCCAGCACCCGCGCCACCGTGCGGCGGCCGGCAATGGCATGGTCACGCTGCCGGAGATACTCCGCGTCGTTGCCGACTCGAACGTGGTGAATCGCCGAGAACATGCTGATACCACGCCACGGGAACCAGCCCACGTCGTTCCGGAAGCGGCCCTGCTCGCAGCGTAAGCGTCCGGCAAGCGGGGCCGATTCAAAAGGGGGCGCTTCCCCTGGGTGCTTCGTCTTCCACTCATCGCTCTGGCAAATCTGGTGGAGGACGCTTGAGAGCGGCGTGCCGGTCGCCAACTGCACACCCCACTGCGTCATCGCCTCGACGTCGCACGTCGGCACGCCGTCCCGATCGATCACCATGCCCCCGGGTCTTTGAAGCCCTTCCCTTGCTGCATAGAAGTCGTTGACCTTCGGAAAGTCCCGTCGAAACTGGTCTACATTCATACTTTCACCTCCGCCCACGCCCGCGACCCTTGCCACACAACCAGCCGGTCTTTCTCCCCCGGAGGTCGCACGTCGATATGCACGAACGTCTGGTACTTGCCGAGGCCGTAAATCCTCGATGCCGGATCGAGCGCTCGCGCCCGAACGACGCCATAGAATCTCTCCACCGTCCAGCTTTTCGGGGGTCGGAGATCCAAGGCCCGTCCCTGCAGGTGCTGACTGTTCCTGGCTCCGCCCACCTGGCGGTTCCAGTCAGGCGTCCGAAACGCCGACGCGACCTTGACGGGGGAGCCCACCTTCTTCCTAATCGTCTCAAACTCACTAGCCAGCACAGGAGCGCGATCCGTTCGCCACTTGAGCGGATAGGCTGTGCCATCTCGACAGCCGAGTTCCTTCCACGACAGATGCGGCGAAGGACCGTTACTCATGTGAAACCCGGGCCGCAAAACAAACGGCCGCACTACCGCCGCCGGGATGCCCGGCGAACAGCAGAACGGCCTCTGTCCTGCGGCCCGTGAACGGTCAACCGGCGTGGGCCTCACGCCGTCGTCGCGCGGCTGATCAGGCCGCGCCGAGCTGACCGGATGTGATTGCTACGACTGCATGTGCATCTTCAATTACTGGTTCCGCCCTCGACCGTTCAGCCCATGCGGGAAGTACTGTAGGGCAATCTGGACAATCACGATGAATGCCGCGATCGCTGCCGCCCACGTTACGTTCGATCCGGCCTGGGCCGCTTGTGCCTGCTCCAACGCACGCAGCCGTAACTCCACCGAGGACATCTGGATCTTGGCCTCCCCGGCTGACTGATAGGAGCCGCGCTCGGTGTTAATTTGCGCGCGCAGTTCATTCATCATGCCCAACCGAATATCGATGGCCTGCTTCGCCAAGTCCACCGCCTGTGCTTCAAGCTCGTGTTGCTTGGCATGGGCCTTCACGTAGTCGTCGAAGCGTTGCGTCGTGACGACGGATGACGGCCCGTTGCCGCCCTGAGCGGCCGCGAGCGTGACCACGCCAGCGAGCACGACGAGCGTGATCGCCGCCCGCGCCGTCACTTGCCGTCCCCACGCATCAGCGTCATCCGTTCCTTGCAGCGGTCATGGTCGACGAATTCGCGTCGGAGTTGCGTTTCCCTATCCCGCACCTCTGTTGCCAGATCGCTAATGTCCTGCCCCTTCTTTTGCCGCCAGTCATTCCACGAGGCAGCCTCACGGTCCAGTCGTTCGGCTAACGTCTCGTCCTTCGCCTCTCGCCCCTGCGTCCAGCGGCCCCAGAAGAACGCGCTCGTGCCGATCGTCTGCAGGATGCCGATAGCGATCAGCAGGATCTTCTCATCGGTCATCGCACATACCACGCCGCGATGAACAGCGGCCATGTGAGCCAATGGCACCAGACGACGAGATGGGCGAGCTTCATCAGGATCTTCTCAGGTGATGCCGTCTTTACTTCCGAAGGGAAACAGCGTATAAGAGCCCCATGGTTCCGCGCGCCTTGATGCTCGGCCTGCTCTGCGTCTCTTTGACATCTCCGGCCTTTGCAGAGGAGACGACACCGAGTCCGTCACTGAAACTTCCCACCGTCGTGTTCGCCGGTGCGGTGGCTGCCGACCTCACGACCACAGTCGTCTTTCTGACGCACGGGGACAGGGAAGGAAACCCTTTCCTGGGATGGACCAACAATCATCCCGTCGCCACGCCGATCGCTGCCGGCGCGATGACCGCCGTGGGGACGTGGGCCTGGAACCGCTATGTCGGTCGCAAGCATCCCAAACTGGCCCGCATCGGCCTGTACATTGGAGCGTTTATCGAAGTCGGATTTGCTCTGAAGAATACCCGCCACGATCCCCCCCCTCGGCAAGTTCCTTCGTTGATGCCAGGCTACAGATAGGCGTGCTCTCTCCACCGCACTACTCCTCCGTCGCGGCCTCGCAGAGCCACTTGTAGGTATCCTCGATGGCATCGAGGACGTAATTCGGCCATTAGATCCGACCCCACCACGTCTTGGTTCATAGCGCCTTAAAAACCGTCAGAAACTTCGTCCGCATCGCGTTCGCCTGCTGTGTCGTCGGGAGCGCGCCGGTAATCTGCCAGAACACCGCCGCCGTCGCCGCCCGGATCGCCCTTCCGCTGACGGAATCCCACGTCAACGCGGCATCTCTGTTGAGCTGATCCGCATCATATGCGGCGATCTCCTGCGCGGTCGCAGGCCGCTTGCCGAGCGTGGCGTCGAACCGCTCCATACGTGGGTCGGGATGCGTTTCGTTGAACTCGGCCACGCCATAGAGGTCGTAATCGGGCACCTGCGTCGGGTGTCCTTCAGGATCAGGCAGTCCCTCCTTCAACGGCGGCTGCACGTCGTAAAAGCCGCCGCCGAGGAACCGGCCATCACTCTTGCGATAGACGTAGTGGCTGGTCATTTCTGTCACCATCGATACGCTCTCGAGTATATGAACGTGGCGCCTCCAGCTCCCGAGTAGTAGTAGAAGTGCTGGAAATCAAGAGGCCAATTGAGACCCACATCGTAATAGGCTGAAGATCGGGAGGTCGTCCAGATCCACGCCTGTGCCGCCGAACCAAGACTGTTTGTGATGCGCACTTGCTCGTCAACCGTGTCATTCCTGACCTCAACGAGAGTCCAGCGCACAGGGACAGGTGGAACAATTGTCGCAAGGCTCGTGAGCGTGGGGATGGTGACGGTGCCGCTGCTGACCACAACCACGTAATGCCATACGTCCCGGTCCTGCGCGTTGAAGTAAACGAAATTACTGCCGCTATCGTTGTAGACCCACCCGATGTGTGCGTAGCCGCTATCGTAACCGGCTGGCGCCGCGACGGCGTTGTCGTTGCGGGTCACGTAGACAGAGAAGGTCATGTCAACCGCGTAAGCGTCCCAAGTCGCACCGTTCCAGCGTTTTCCCTGTCCGTTTGGGTAAGATGGGGCCGAGGAGTCAGCCCGCCAGTTCACGTAGTTTGCTGCGTCAATTGCGTTATCACCGTTCACGACGAGGTGATATTGAGTCGCAGCGGTCAACGCGGCGGGTGTTCTGAAGATGAACCTGACCCACTGGACCGACGTAGCAATCAGTGAGATGTCAAGCTTGTCGGATGTTGCCAAGACCGCAGCCGGATCGCCGCCAGAATCTGCACGAATCTCGGCCCATATCTTCCCTGTCGGGGCCAGCACCTTAATCAATTTCACATCGACAAACGGCACTGGGCCGCTCGTATCCACCTTGAAGCCCTGCGCCCCCTCTAGTGTGGTAGCCCCAGTCCGCATTGAAATCACGGCATCATCAGTCGTATAAGTTTGGTCGAGAAAGTAATCCTTCGCCTGTTCCAAATAGAGGCCCTCGCCACTGGTCCCGTAGCAATACATCACCTTGTACCAAGTCGACGCCGCCTCGGCCTGTGATGCCCGCAGCCCGCCAATGCCGGCGACGGTGATGTCTGCGGTCAGATTGTCGGCTGGCGTCCGCCGTTCGCTGTCCGAGCAGACGATTTCATCGGCGTGGAGCAGCACAACTGTCGTTGCTGTTTTATCCGCGTCAGGAGAGGTTCGCAGGCGCAACCCTCGGAACTGTTGGACGCCATAAAGGTTTGCCTTGATGTAACTCTCATTGTCCCTAATGTGCGTGTTCATCATCGAGGCGGTGACTAGTTCACCAGGAACCCACGTGCGCGGTGCCGTCCATGCCATTTACGTCACTCCGTGTTGCGCGTTGTCGTCGAGGAGCTGTGCCAATGTTTCACCCGGCTCCCAGTTTTGCGTCTCGCGCCGCGGCCGGGCGAGCAACAGGTTCGTGATGTCATCCACGTTCTCCGGAAACCGCACGTCGCGGTAGACGGCCCCGCACTCCACACAGCACCCCACCCGCCACGCTGGATGCGCGAGCATGCTCTTCCCGCACGTCACGCAGTCCGTAATCCATCGCCCGTGGTTCACCCGCGCCGGCACTGGGGCGGCGGCCACCCAGACGCGCGCAATGCCGCGCTCCGCGATCTGGTGCAGATGCCACCCAAGGTATTCCGCCGGACTCGCCACCCGTTTCCCGGAGGGAAACCGCAGTGACCCGGCGTCCTCAAGCCTCATGTAGAGCGTCATGCCACCCTCGCGAACATCGGCGCGTCATACGAGTAGACCAACACCTGTCGGGCGTGGGCCCTGGCCCACGCCTCCAGGTCGGGAATCTCCTCGAACCGGCGCTGGGACACCAGGATCGTGTCGCGTCGCGCGTCCATCAGTTCGCCGACTCTCCGAAGGTCGCCCACGACGATGTCGGGGTGCTGTCGGGCTCGCGCTGGGTCACGCTCGATCCCCTGTACGGGCACGTCAAACGCCTCGTGAACGCGGACCAGCAGCCGGCCGTTGCCGCAGCCCAGGTCAAGCACCTCGCCCCTGGGCGGGGACGCTCGAAGCGCGGTGAGCACCATGTTGTGTGCCTGATCCATTGCCTCGATTGACGAGAACCCGTTGTCCCGCGGGTCAGCGCCATCTCGCGGGTGCGCGTCAAATGGATGACATAGGCCTCGCGCGCCTTCGGCCGGATAGGTCCCGAGGCCGCGCCACGCGATCGTGTGTGTCTCCACGGCGTAGTCGGCCTGCGCGACGACCTTCAGGATCGGCCAGGTGGTGATCGACACGCCGCGGAGCGCGGACCACCGCATCGGCCACCCCAGCATCTCCTCCGCCCGCGAGAGCTCCTGTGGCGGCCAGAGCGGGCGCAGCTGCATGGCCAGCGCCGCGGTCCCTGCGCAGCCGAACGAGCACGGCAGGTGCGGCACCAGTCGCACGCCGACCCGCCGGCCGAGGATGTTGCACGCGAGAAGGCCGGGATCGGCGGCGCCCATCGCGCCGGTCGGGTCGGTGGACCCGGCGCCCCACGTGCGCGCGAAGAAAGCGCGACAGCAGGCCGGGTACCCGAGCAGCGCCCCAACCCGCTCGTCGTCGCCCGCCGTGAACGCAGCCGCCAAGGCGTCGGCGCCAGGACCAGCGGCGAACCGGTCCGCCGCAACCTCGACGTGCCGCAATCCGGAGGTCCGCACGCGGTCCGCGGTAAACACCAATGCGGCCCGACGGAGGCCGGTCTTCACTGAGGCGAGCTCGACGTCGAACCACGCGTTCGAGACGCGCTGGATCCGCGGCTCCCAGACCTCCCGGGCCCGCGCGGACACCCACGCCATGCGGGACGCTTCACGTCGCATCGCTGTCTCCATGACTGTCGCCGTGCATGATCGTCGTGCCCTGGTCACCGTGGACCGTCACCCCCGCATCGTCGTGCGCGTAGCCGTCCGGCGCGTCCCAGTGATCGCCGTGCGCCTGGTTGCCGCCAGGTGCGTCCGGCATCGGCGCGCCACGCGCGACAGCCAGCGCCTGCGCCACCGACAACCGGTGCCCCCGCTCCCACCCTGCCACCATGGCCGCCTCGATCGCCGGCAGCTCGGGCAGGCGCGACACCGGCGCCTTGCCGAGCGCCATCAGCTTCGCCTCGAGCACCGCGAACAGCGCCGACCAGACCCGGCAGTAGACGGTCTTGTTACGCCAGTCCCCGCCCTCGGCGTTGCCGGGGCAGTGCCCCTTGCAGCAGACGAAGAACCGGCACCCGCCGCACCCACCTTCCGCCACGGGGCTTCGGAAGAGCGCCAGTTGCCGCTCGCACCCTGACTGGTCCGCCTTCTGCCACTCGATCCCGTCCTTGTTCGTGCGCTGGCAGTTCGACCGCTCACCGATGGCATTGATGCCGTGCACGGCGTCCGTCGTCAGCGGGTCACACGCGTTCCAGATGCACCCGACGCCGCACGACTCGCTGCCGTGCTTCCACTGATCGGTGCCCAGTAACAAGCGCACCATCTCGGGAAACAGATCGAAACGCAGTTTCGGTAAGGCGTCCTGAAACTCCATCAGGGCAACCAGCGCCCGAACGTTCTCGTCGGCAGACAAGGCCAGGTCCGCCCCCAGGCCGTTCACCTCGAGCAGGTGCAGTCGAACCGACGAGACACCAAGGTGGTCCAGTTCCCGCAGCCACGTCTTGAGTCGCTCCCGCGGTCCGTCAGATGCGTTCAGCCGGTGCAGGGTGAGGATGAGGCTCGGCGGCCGGCCATCATTCGCCAGGCGTTGGATCGCGTCGAGTGTGCGGGTGGTCGCCGCGCGGGTCTTCTCCAGGCTTCCCGCCCACCGCGCGTCGTTCAACTCGTCCGGCCCGTCAATAGAGATACCGACCGACACGGCATACTGCTTGAACAGGGCCAGGTGCGCGTCGGTGATCAAGGTGCCATTCGTCTGAATAGCGGCGTGCTGGAACTTCTCCCGCCCGAAGCGGAACAGCTCCTCGAGATCGGCGATCGGCATCAGGAGCGCTTCGCCGCCGAAGAGCGAAAACCGCCAGTTCTCCTTCTCGAGGCCGCGCTTCATCGCCGTGAGGTCGTAGCCTTGCGCCAGGTTACCGGCCTCCCGCATCGGCTGCTGGTAGCAATACCGGCAGGTCAGGTTGCACGCCACGCCGACGGGATCAACCTCAACGCTCAATTGATGTCTCCGTGTGCGGTGTCCGAGTGTGTGTCGACGAACGCCACGTCGCTGTGGTTGACGTCCGCGTGGGCGACATCCGCGTGGGCCACGTCTCCGTGGGCCGTATCGGTATGTGCGGTATCGACGTGCGCCACATCCGCGTGGACGACGTCTCCGTGGGCGATGTCGGTGTGCGCCACGTCGTCGTCGTGCGCGACGTCCGAATGGGTCACGTCCGCGTGGGCGGTATCGACGTGGGCGGTATCTTGGTGGACCACGTCCGCATGCACGGTGTCCGCGTGTGCCGTGTCGGTGTGGACCGTATCCGAGTGCGCGTCACCGTGGGCGACGTCCCCGTGCGCCACGTCTGTGTGCGCGTCAGCGTGGGCAGTATCCAGGTGCGTGTCGACATGCGTCACGTCAGAGTGTGCATCCTCGTGGGCCTCGTCCACGAAGGCGATGTCGTCATGACTGTCGGTATGTGCCACATCGGTGTGGCTGTCGCCATGGGCAATGTCCCAATAATCATTATGAGAAAGGTCTGTGTAGCCGTCTTGATGCAATTCATCCGTGTGAGGAGTATCGACATGCGCCACATCTCCGTGCACCACGTCCCCATGTGAATCTTGGTGCGCAGTGTCTTCAAACGGGTCATCTAGATGAGTATCCGTGTGGGCCGTGTCGAAGTGGCTATCGACATGAACCACATCGGAATGACTGTCGGCGTGTGCCGTGTCGGTGTGGGCCGTATCTGAATGCACGTCGATGAACGCGACGTCCCCGTGCGCCACGTCGACGAACGCCACATCTGAGTGGACGACATCCACGTGGGCGGTATCCGCGTAGGCCGTATCGACGTGTGCGACGTCCCCGTGCGCGACGTCCCCGTGTGCGACACCGTCCCCGTGCGCGACGTCGACGAACGCCGTATCCGTGTGCGTGTCGGTGTGCGCGACGTCCCCGTGCGCGACGTCGATGAACGCCGCGTCGGAGTGGCTATCCTGGTGGACCACGTCCGCGTGCACCACGTCCCCGTGGGTGTCGGCGTGCGCCACGTCGGTGTGCCCGAGGATGAGCCCGAAGCCGAGCCGCGTCGTTTGATCGAGCTCGCTCGCCCCAACGATCTCCAGCAGCCAGTAGTTCGTGTGATCGGCCGGCGCCAGCGTCCACGACACCAACAAGTTCTCGCTGCGGTCCGACTCGATCTCGATCCCGTTAATGAAGTAGCCCCGCGTTGTCGCCAGGCCGGTCACGGTCTCCTGGAGGCCAATCCGGTCCGAGATCTCCCGCCGCAGCAACCTGGCCGCGAAGACCTCGTCGGAATTCGGCACCTTGAACGTCACGCGCCGGACCTGCGCGAGCGGGTCCTTGTAGAGGTTCAGCAGGTAGGCGGCCGCCTCCATCCCCACCGCGGGATCGGACTGATACCGCATGTCAACCAATCCAGTGTTCACCCCGTATAAGTCCTGGCTCTCGGCGTCCTGCGCCTCGAGAATGACGGTGTCAAAGTCGTACACGCCCTTACCGCGGAGTTGAAGAATCGTCCCGGCCGTCGGTCCTCCGAAGTAGGCGGTCACCCCCGCGTTGTTGGTAATCGTCCACCGCACGCCGTTGCCCGTTGCGTTGGCAACCACCGTGAAGTTCGCAGTCAGGTCGGCCCCAAGACCGTCAGCCTGCGCGTTGAACTTATAGTCGGTGCCGGAGACCGGCGCTGTCACATCGGTTGCGCCGATCCGCTGGCCGGGGTTGTCGGGATCCCGGTAGGGACCGAGCAGTTGGACCGTCTCGAACGGCCCGATCTCGGTGACTGATCGCAGTGCGTAGATGACCTTCGTCGTCGCGTCGGCGTCCACCCGCTTCGGGTGATTGGTCACCACGATCTTGTTCAAGACGTCACGTCGCCGCCGCGTGTATTGGATCTCGATGATCTCGTAGTCCTGGAAGGTATCGACGTTCGTGCCGATGGCGGCCCGCGTCGACCGGGGCTCGAAGACCAGCACACCGCCAGTCAGCGTGTCGCCCTTGATATAGCAGTAGCCGAGCTCGCTGGTGATGAGGTCGACGATCACCGCATAGAGCTTCGAGGACTCGTCCCGCACGTTGTCGAGGGAGAGCGGGTAGATGTCGACGCCCTCGCCGACCTGGATCGCCACCGGCTGCTTGACCATCGTCGCGATGAGCAAGGAGAAGATGTCACTCGACTGCTGGTTCACCTGCACCTCGACGCCGGTCACGTTCGCTTTCGCGAGGTCATCCATGTAATCGAGCGCCATGACCGCCGTCTCGAGTCTGCCGTAGATCCCCGGTTCGGGCGTGATCTCGTCGATCGTGCCGACGAACTTGTAGAACTGCTCGCCGTTCGCCACCCAGCTGAGGCGCGCGCGGATGCCCTCGAGAAACCCGGCCCGCGCATTCGCGTGGCCGGGACTGTAGTAGCTGCGCAGGCCGCCTGAGTTCGAGGGGTCGTTCTTCAACCTGAACTCGCCACGGCCGGTCGACGCCATCCGGTCGAGGATGCCGGACCCGAAGATCCCGTAGGAGACGCGCTGGTCGCCAGAGAGATCGGGCACCACGGTCCATCCGTTGCCCTGGCCGGCGAGTTCGAGTTCCAGCACGGTCTGGATCATCAGCGTGTCCCCGCGGCGAGCACGCCGTCCCGCACATACATGCCGATGTCCGGACCGAGCCGGCGGAGGTCGGTGCGCATCCGGGCGACCTGGGTGGTCAGGTCCTTGATGAACGACATGTCAACGCCCGACTCCGCCGCATTCGATGGAGCACTGCCGTACTGCCGCAGCGCCGTGAGGAAGGTGTTGACCAGTTCCCCGGGTTCGCCGACGATCTCCGGCTTTTGCTCGGCGATGACCCGGATGGTCGGCCGAGAAAACAATCCGCCTGACGCCGCACCGGGATACGTCGGCTCGCCGCCCCCGCCACCCCCACCGCCCGGCAGTTTCGGCACCACCCACTCGATCGGCACACGCACGGGTTTAATATCGAGGCCTTCAAGGGTCTTTTCCAGCGAGCTTGCCGCACTCTCACCATCCTTCTTCATCTGCGCGGCCTGCTCCTCGCTTTGCTTCTTCAGCAACGCCATCTGCGCGCGGGTCTGTGTCTCGATGACGCCCATTACCTTCTCGGGCGCCTCGTCCTTGATCGAGTCGGCCAGACTCTTGTATTGGTTATTGAGGTCGGTGATCGATTGCGTGGCATTGCCGTAGGCCGCGTCCTGCGCGTCCGTCGCGTCCTTCCACGCGCGCTCAATTTCCGCGGACGTGTAGAGGCCCGAGTCCCGCATGTATTCAAAGGTGGCCTGGGCTTTCTTCGCCGTCTCTTCGAGTTCCGCGCGGGTCCGGTAGCCGGCCTCCTCGGCGGCGCCGGCGGCGATCTCCTGGGCCGTCTTCGCGGCGGACCCGTATTCCTCCACCACCGCAGTGACGCGCTTGATCGCCTCCGCGCTCTCGGCCGCGCCCTTTTCCGAGGTGTCCCACATGGCCTCGACGTCGGCCATCGCCTCCTCGGCCGACTTGCCTGCGGCGATGTAGGCATCGCGCACGACGATTAGTGTCAGCGCCCCGGTGTCGGCCCACCCGCTCTGCGCGGCCTCGGCCCGTTGCGCCGCGGTGGCTTGTTTCTCGATCGCCTCCGTGGTCTTGTCGGTCGCGGCACGCGCCTCCTTCTCGGCCTTGCTGATCCCGAACAGGCCGGCAACGAACCCGACGCAGGCCGCAATCCCGGCGATGATGGCGCCGACCCAATCCCCTTGGGCGAGCCGAGTGCTGATGTTCTCAATGGCCCGGCTGGCGACAACGGCCATCTGCGCCCACCCGGTCTGGATGTTCCCCAGCACGGCCTCGACGTTGCCGAGGGATTTATTCATCTGCTCCGTGCGCGTCAGCGGGGCCTCCCACTGCTGATAGCCTTTCGCCGCCGCCTCCATCTGTGCCACGCCAATCTCGTTGAGGAGGGCCCGCTGCTCCTCGGCAAACTTCTCCTCACCGGCCAACCGCGCCGCGATGGCGTCCATCTGCGCCACGCCGATCTCGTTGAGCAGGGCGCGCTGGCGGGTGGCGAAGTCCTCCTCGGCCTGCATGGCCTTGCCGATCGCCTCCATCTCCGCCTCGCCGACCTGGTTCTGCGTCGCGCGGAACGCCTCCGCGACCTTGTTCTCCGCCTCGGCGGTTTTCTTCGCCTGCTCGGCGAACGTCTTGTGGGCGTCGGCGGTGTCCTTGAGCTGCGTCTTGTAGAGCTCGACGGCCCGCTCGCTGATCGTGAACTTCTCAGCCAGCTCCTTCGTGCTGTAGACGCCGGAATTGATGGCGATCGTCAGGTTGCCGCGGAATTCCGCGCCCAAGCTGGCGACCTGGTTCTTCGCGTCCGCCAGTTCGGCCCCGACGCCCTCGGTCGCCTCACGGAAGAGCCGCATGCCGGCGGTGATCGGCGGCAGCTCGTTCTTCCTGATCTCGGCATTCCACTGTTCGGTCAGGGCGCGCGCCGTGCGCAGGATAAAGAGGTGCCGCTCGAAGTCGAGGTTGAACTCCTCCATGTCCTGCTGCATGTCGCCCAGGCTCGTCGCCGTGCTGGAGACCGACACCGCATATTCTCGGTGGGCGATTTCAGCAGCCTTCGCAACGTCCTCGTCCTCGCTCAGCGCGATCGTCAGTTTATTGATGGAATACTGCGCGACGTCGGACGTAACGATGAACTCGCCGACCTTTTCCTTGATTTCCCCCCACAGATTGCCGAGCTGCGCCGTCTTGCCGGCGTAGGTGTCAAGCTGCGCCGCCGCCTGACCGCCGAACTTCTTGCTGAGCGCCTCGGAGATGTAGGACAGGCCCTCGGCCTCGATGCGGGTCTTGTCGAGCGCGATGCCGTACCGGCCGAGGGTCTGTGTGTTCCCCTCCGCCGCCTTGGCCACCATCATCGTCGCGGACTTGAGATCGATCCCCAGGCCGGCGGCCAGGTCCGTCGCCGCGGTGAGGGCGGCCTTCATGTCGCGGGGCGCGACGTTGCCGACCTGCACGAGCAGCGCCATCATCTCGGTGATGAGCTCGTCGGCGTAGACCGTGGTGTTCTGGAAGTGGCCGGCGAGGTCCTGCTGTTGCTTGGACAGCTCCGGCGTGTAGGTGCCCTGCGCCTTCAGCGCCGCGTTGAGCTTGTTGACCGCGGCCTGCTGTTCCGCATAGGCCGCGATCGATTCCTTCGTGAACGCGACGATCTCGCGCACGCCGCGCTTGGTCAGATCCCAGACCGCCTGACCTGACGCGTAGCTCGCCACCAGTTTGCCGAATGACGTGGTGTGCTGGTCGGTCACACCCGTCGATTCCTTCATACTCGCTTTGTATTTATCAGTGAGACCGGTCACCTCCTGGCGAGCCTTGTCGAACTCCTCCTTGGTGAGGTTCTTCGCGCTGATGCGAATGGTGATTTCCGAATCACTCATCGGTCTGTTCCCGCTTGTTCCGTCGATGCTCCACTACCGCCCGTCGCAACTCGTCGTTCTGCCACCGTTCGACCCATCCCAGCATCGCGAGCACCTTGGCGGGCTGGTCGAGCACCCCGCCCGCGCACGGCAACGCGACGCGCTCAAATCTCACCTCGCCCGAGTCTCCGCGCCGCGGCCGGTAGCACTCGTCAAAGAGCGTCAGCGCCGCGTCGGTGTCGTCGGTGAGATAGCTCACCGGACACCGCCGAAGGATCAGGCCGGGGTCGACGGCCCAGACGGGGTCGTCCGATCCGGTGCACCCTCGCTCGTCGGTAAGGCCGCGGGCTCGGCACCGGGTGCACTCGGCGCCGGTCTCGTGCCAGCCGCTCCCGGCTGGCGCGCGGTCAAGGAACGCTCGAAAGCGGACCGCGACCTCAAGACTTTTTTTTGGGCGGCGCTCATCGTGTTCTCGAACATCACCGCCTGGAGCAGCTGCCGCAGCACGTCCTGCCGGCCGCCGTAGATCCGCACGATGTCCTCGCCCTTGACGACCGCCTTCTTCTCGCCCGACGAGTCGTCCCACACCTGGTCCGGCTCGAAGGTCACGAAGCGCGTAATCGTGTCCGCCAGGAAGCGGCGCGAAAAGGCCTCCTCGGCAGCGTCCATGTTGTCGAACCGCGTGCGCTCGTCTTCGGTCATCGCGGCCAGGCGCCGCTCGCGCACGACGACGTCCGACAGCACGAAGGCGCCGCCCTCCGCGACCCGCGCCATCTCGTCGGGATGATCCGGCTGGCGCGCCACCAGCGCGTCCGACGGCGCATTCGCCGACTTGACGTAGTTGCTGTAAAACGCGCTGAATTCGTCGAGCGTCAGGCGCTTGATGCACGTCCTGACCTCGACGTCGGCCCCGGTGTCCGGGTCGTCGATGATGGTGGTGGTCTTGTAGTGCGCGTGAACCTGCACAAACCCTCCTTCTGGATGGTGATGAGAGCGTCGTGCAAGCCGTCCCGCGAAGGGAGCGAGCCGGACGCGCAGGACGCGCGCGCCCGGACGCGCTAGCGGAACGTGATGAAGGTCCGATCCTAGAGCAGCGCCAAGTACAGTTCGTCGTTCATGCCATCGGCGCTCTCGAGCGCCTCGCCCTTGAACGCCCAGTCCGCCGCGGCGTCGCCGGATGACATGTCCGGCACCTTCCAGTCGACCTTTGGCGCGTAGCACGCGACGATGTTGCCCTCGGTCCGGCCGGTCTGCTTGAAGAAGGACGCCTGCGTCCCCGCGATCGCCAGGTCATGCAGGGTCGCCGCCGTCTCGACGAACGCGTCGACCGAGACGTTAATGCCCCGCCGGCCCTCGCGGTAGAGCTCGCTCGCCAGGCCGTCGTCGGCTGCGGATCCGTATTCCTCGTTGCGCAGCTTCAGTGCGTTGGCGATCTCGACGTCCGACTTCTTGACCAGGTAGGCGGTCGACCCGATGTAGCAGTCGCCGATAATCCCCGACGGCGGATTGCCGCCCACGGTCGTGAAGCCCCCCGGCTCGGCCACCGTCGCCGCGTCGGTCAGCATTCGCTGCGCCGGCCCCGACGCGGTGAACCGCGGCTCGAGGTTCGCGTCGAACGCCAAGGCGAGCTTGTCGATGCCGACGCCGCGCAGCTCGCGCTTGTAGCCGCTCAGATAGTGGAAGAGCGCCAGGGCCACCGCGTTGGCCGTCGTCAGCTTGTAGGTGATGCCGGCCTTGATCACCGAGGCCGTCACCACCGCCGCCGGCAGGGGCGGCGCCCAGGCCAGGTTCGTCGTCGCAATTGCCGTGATGAACCGCGCATACTTCTTCCCGCCGTGCGTAATCAGGATTGCGTCGCCCACCGCCAGCGTGCCCGCGGCCAGCACGTAGCCGCCGGTCGCGGTCAGGAGCGTCGTCGTGTCGTCGGTCGTCGGGGCGACCGCCCCGAGCGAGGCATCCGCAAAGTTGTCCGCGAACGTCGCGTCGGTGTTATTGGCCACCTCCGCCCCGACGAGCTTGTAGTTGGCCGCCACCTCCGGGTCCGCGTCCGCCTCGGTCCGAAAGACCTGCCGCCCCGTCGTGCCGGTCGGTCCCTTCGGGATCGTGACCGTCACCTTGCCGTGGCCCGCGTCGGTCGTGATGATGAGCGAGTGCGCGGACGGCAGCGAATGCAGCGCGCCCACCATGAAGACGACCTTGTAGTAGTGCGCGCCGCTCTCGACCAGGCCCGCCTCGGCCGGCAGGAGCGCGCACGTCGGCACCGGCACGCCGATCGCCGTCGCCAGGGTCACGTTGACCTTGGACCCGAATCCTGCCTCGAGGACGGGCGAGCACTCCGGCACCGTATTGAGCGTGCCGGACGGCCGCAGGAGCCCCGCCAGCGATCCCAGCGCCGCAGTCGGCCGGCGGTTGAAGACCGTCACCTTGCCCGGGCTCGTCTTCTTCTCTTCGGACCCGACGCGTGAGAACGGATCGTAGGACGCCTGGAAGTCGATGTGCCGCAGCGCGTTCGCCGCGGTGATCGCCTGCGTCGTGCCATAGCCCCCAGTCTCGATGATCCCAAACAGCTTGCCCTGCCGCCCGATGTTCAGCGCCATGGTCTACTCCTTCGCTCGCGCCGTGGTCGGCGCCGGCGTCACGGGCGGCTCGTCAGCCGCCTCAAACCAGTCCAGAGGAAACAGATCGCGCACGCTCAGGCCGTGGCCCACGAGCTCATCAAGGTCGACGAGCTGGCCCGGCCCGATGTTCTTGCCGCCGACTCCAGGCACGAGCGTGCTCGCTTCGACGCGGCTGCGTCGGACGTCGGCGCGAGGGGGCACGGCCTGGTCGACAGGGGTGCGTGGACTCTCGGTGTCAGCGTGCATGAGTGGGGGTTTACGCATCGGGGGCTCCATAGGTGCGATACACGAAGATCTCGAGGTCAATCTGCGCCCAGACTTGGGCGCCATCCACCGCCGTATCGAAGGTCCGCTTGACGAGTCGCGTGTCCTGCGCCAGACCGCCGCGCGTGATGTCCCGGGTGATGGCTCGCTCGACGTCCGCGCAACCCCGCAGGTACGTCTGCATCCGGCTCGCATCGTCCGTCGGCGTCGAGTCGCTCACCCAATGAATCGTGAGCGGGAGCCTGAAGACGAGCTGCTCGGCCGGCTGGTACTCCCACCCTTCATCGGGCGTGAGCTCCAGGATGACGAAGGGGCGAGGCCCGGTCGGCGCAATGATGTCCTCCACCTCGTGATTCGGATCGAGCTTCACGGCCGTGACCGCCACGGTGTAGTGGTAGCCCGTGGACACGCTCATCGCGCCCAGGGCGGCTTGCAGGTCCTGCACGATCTGGAAATCAATCGGCTCCGGCACCACTCGCTCCTTGCTGCGCCTGATACTCGAGCTCGTGCGCGAAGTTCTTCTCGAAGGCCTCGCGCGCCTTGGCCAAGCCGAGCGGCCGGAACTTCGCGAAGACATGGCCCAGCGACGGGCCGTAGAGCTGCTTGATGGGCAGGCGATTGGTGGTCTTGCGCCTGAACACGCCGAGATGCCCGCTGAGGCCCTGCACGGCCTGGGTCTCCGACCGCACGCGGGTGATGAACGCGTGCTCGGCGCGTTTCCGACCGCCTTCCATGCGCCAGCTCACCCCACGGCCGCGGCCGCGCGAGGGCTGCGGACCGGTCGCGCCGAAATGAATGACCGGAATGCGCTTCAGGCTGGCGCCAAGTTCGGCGGATGGGTGGTCAAAGGAGGCTTCCCTAAACCGTAGGGCATCCCGGACCACAGCGGACTTGAGGCCGGTATCCTTGGCAATGTCCCGCACCATCTCGGTCCGACCGCTGGCCATCGCTCGATTCAGTGCCCGCACGGCCGCTTTCGTGACGCGGCTGGGCGCGTCCGCGAAGTCCGCGACAATCGCCTCCGCGCCGTCGATGCCTTCAATACGAATGTCAATCATGCGGGCACCAGGATCACGTAGGTGCGGAGCGGGTCGTCTGGACGCTCGCATCCATCCGCCCGCCAGGTCTTCACTAAACCGCCGTCCACGTCAACAGCGAGCACGATCGAGCCCCGCGGCACGTCGTCGAGCGTGGCATCGCGGGGAATTTCCATGACTCGCCGCGGGTCGCGGCGCCGCAGGTCGGTCCCGTACGGTTGCGCCTCGGCCTGCGGGGAGTGCCAGATGCCGGTCGTGTTGACCGGGGCGCCGGCGGGCGGGGTGACCGTGATGGCCACCCCGTGCGCCGCGAGGTTCACCCGCTGCATCAGCGCCTGCTGGGCGAGCGGCGGCATGATACCTTCGCCGCCTACGTGGGCGTGTAGT